TTGGGCTGTTGTTTCCCCAACTACATTGACACTACTACAATCTGCTACTACAAGCGCATTTGCTCGTACAACAGAAGGTACATTCGAAGCTCCTACAAACACTAAGTTTGTTGGTACATTGAATAGCGCAATGAAAGTGTATGTTAACACATACGCTACAGACGACAACGTTCTAGTAGGTTATAAAGGTTCTAGCGAATCTGACGCAGCAGCATTCTATTGCCCATACATTCCATTGATGAGCAGTGGTGTTGTGTTAGATCCATCAACATTTGAACCAGTAGTTTCATTCATGACACGTTACGGATATGTTGAGTTAACAAACACAGCATCATCTCTAGGTAACGCGGCTGACTACTTGGCAACTGTTGCAGTAACTTCAGCAAACTTACGTTTCGCTTAATTAACGAACTGTATTTTGCAAACTCAAAAAGGACCTCCGGGTCCTTTTTGTTTGGCTTAAATACCTGATGCAGATACAAAGCGACAAGGATTTTCCGGAATTGCGCAGACAATTTAATACATGGCGCAAGCGATTTCCTATGTTCAAGCATGATGTAAACAGAATAGAAGCCATAGTAGAAAACCATATTAAAAATTACAGCATGGCCCTGATAATGCATAGACAAACCCACGGTAAGACTTATCTAGCACAGGCACAGCATCAGTTAGACGAAATCAACAGAGTCATAGGAACCGTGGAAAAAATAGAACTGATGGCTATGCTGAGCCGCGGATAAATAAAGTATCTAGAAGAATTATGCGGTACCCGCCGCGTAGACCTAGAACGTCAATCATTAAGGAGAAACAAATGGGACGCCCACTAAACAAGAAATTTTTTGGTTTATTAGATGATGGTACTAACATCACGGTAAACTGTCAAGTAGGATCAAATGCAGAATCTGTACAAGGATATATCTTACGCCAACGCTCACCAAAGAGATTTTTAGTCAACGATGCCAAAGACGGTACAGCAGTATTACCAGGCGGCGCAGGCACAGGCAATGTAGGAGTTTGCCAATTAGTAGATAAAGCAGACGGTGCGTTAGATGCAAATGAGATGAGCATTGTAGGATATACTGCTAACGGAACTGGCGTAAGAATTGCTAAACTGTTCAACAAAATCGTAGTAGATTTTAATGGCAATAGATACAAATGGTCTGTAGTTAACGATTCAACAACTAGCTTGATTTCATTAACAGCACCGTAATCTAGGACCGTAAATGGGACAGTTTCTAAGAGTCAACGGCGACTATAATATTAAAACCGAAGAAGGGGCTCGTATCACTCTTGATACCGGCCCTAATGTCGGTTCTGTTCGTGTAACAGGCGACTTGTTAGTCGAAGGAGCAACAGTTTACGTTGCTGCTACTAACCTAGACATTGAAGATAATATTATCGTCCTCAACAAAGGTGAAACTGGGGCTGGTGTTACACTGGACTATTCTGGAGTACAAATTGACCGTGGTACTCTAGGTGCTACTTCATTTATCTGGAATGAAAATATCACAATACCAGCAGGTAGCAGTAGTACTAATACCGGCGGATGGCAGTTAGTCAGTGGCACTGGCGGTGTTTACAGTTTTAGTGACAGCAGATTAAAACTCAAAGAAATTATAACAGAATCTACAACAGACAGTGGCGACCTATTGGTTATCGGTCAAGGCACTGGGGTTATCAAAGTTATTGGTACAGATAATTACGAAAATCAAGTCACACACGACGATGACGTTCCTAATAAAAAATATGTTGATGATACTATTCAGAACAATCCAACGTTTCAGGTGGTGTCGGATAATTCAAGGGTTACGGTATCAGACAAAGACAGATTACCAAATATAGCAGCACAACCAGGATCACTAGCATATCTGACAGCAACCACAGGATTTAGTACTGGCGGAGAAAGTGCAGTGTCGGTGATAGTTGATGCAGCATTGAACACACAGTTCTATCCTAATAGAACAGAGATGTTTGATTTAGAATTCACAGAGTCAGAAATCACAACTAAGAGTGGTATTACAAACCAAAACATTCTTATTAGAGCACAAGGTACAGGTAAATTACAAACTAACTATGCTGTTCAATTAGACAGTATTGTAGGAACTCCTGCACCTGTGACAGATGCTACTGTACTTTATTCTGCTACACCCAGCGTTGGTACTACTGGGGTATGGTATGTGAATCCTAGCGCAGAAGCAAGATTACAGAGCGGTGAATTGATAAACAAAAACAAAGCACTAGTTTTTAGTATGATATTTTAAAGAGATAAAAAATGATCACAAGCTATATAACGTTTCCAAATCCGGCACCCAGCATAGTAGGGGCCGCATTATCATTGATTGATTCAACCAGCGTCACTGTTCCGGTATTGGTATTTGCCAGCACTACAACTGGTGTACCTAGCTCCAGAACTGGAGGTGGTACAGGACAAAACAATGCAATTACTACCATAGCACTATGTAATACCGCTGCGGTAACGTTAACAGATGAAACTGCAAATGCGGTAACTGTTAACATATATCTTGTTAAAAAGACCAGTGTTGGATTTGCAGTAACTGGTATAACTACTCCAGGCACTGGAAATCTAATTGTTAGTAACCTTACAGTGCCAGCAGGTGAAACTGTATTTTTTGCAGATGAAAGATTAGTCTTAGATGCCAATGACGAATTATGGGTAGGCACATCTGCATCAGGTAGACTAGCAGTTACTATCAGCTCATTACCGGTATAATATGAAATTTTTAAAACAAAAAAACATCAGCAAATACAGTCTAACAGATCAAACCCTGTTTACTAATCATTACGGTCGTGCAGTTATGGGTCTCAGCGGCGGATTACGCTTGCCGCAAGGCACTACAGTACAACGACCACAGACTTCTGGCGTTAGATATCCAGGATCTGCATCAGAATTTGCCGACGGCACAATCCGTTATAACTTAGACACTAATAGTTTAGAAGCATTGATTGCTGGAGTATGGGAAGTTGTTCGTGCTCCGGGTGCAACTACAATTACAAAACAAACTCTAGGGCCAGGTAATGATGTTGATGTTAATTTTGGCCCATTAACACTAACTCCTAGCTCAGCAGACAATATTATAGTTTTAGTAGAAAATGTCATGCAGATTTCTACTACAAATTATACATTAACCAGCAGCAACACGGTTATCACATTTACAAGCCCAGTGCCCCTAGGCAAGTACGTTACTATCTATTTCGGCTTCGCCAACTAATATCAATTCACGGTAAATATACGTATCAGAGAATTGGAGATACGTAATGGCCCTTGTTTTAAGAGATAGAGTAAAGATGCGATCACAGACTGCAGGCACAGCAGAAATGTTGTTGACCTCCACAGTTCCAGGATTTCAATCTTTTTCAGTCATAGGCGACAACAATACCACGTTCTACTCCATAGAAGATCATGCAGGCAACTGGGAAGTAGGTCTCGGCACTGTCGACAATGACAGCACACAATTGTTTCTTTTTAGAACCACAGTTTATTCATCCTCAAATGCTGGGGCATTGGTAAATTTTCCTCAAGGTGGTAAAACTATTTCAACCACAGTGCCTGCGACTTTTCTAGCACAATTAATAACACTAACAGGATACACCCCATAATATGGCAGCCATTCCTGGATCAGACGACGGACTACTAGGTTCTAATCAAGCAGGCAGCGAGCCTAATTATGTAGCTAGTCTTGGCCGTATCAGCGGTAAACTACTGAGTGCAAATCTAGAACGCAATGGAGCTGATCTAACGTTCCAAGACGGAGCATCTGATCCTCCTATATTATACCTGGATGTCACAAACATGCGTGTGGGTATAGAAGGTGCACCTGCCACTTCATTAGCTAGACCCAGCCTTAGCTTACCTGTGTATGATCTCGATGTTAATGATAATATTAAAACTAGATTTGTTACAGTTACAAATCAAGCTAATCTAGACAATCTAACATTCAACGTCAACGGAACTATAGGATCCACTACCGGTCCAATTGAAATCAAATCCACTGATATTAATTCTATTATTCCTTATGATAGAATACTCAGCGATTATTTGGTATTAGATAATAATGTAATCAGCAGTATCTCAAACAACAATATCAGACTAGACCCTAACGGCACAGGTCGTGTTTGGTTTGAAGCTAACACCCGTATCACTGGAAATCTGCAGGTACAGGGCGTAGGCAACGGCAATATCACAGTAGATGGTAATCTATCATCTGCCAGCAACATTATAGTAGGTGATACTCCATTAGATACTGTGACAGTAACTACAGATTTTACCCAGAGCATTATTCCTGGAATCGATCTTACCTACAATCTAGGACAGCAGGCCAATGATTCTAGCCCACGGCGCTGGAGCGAAATATGGTCGCATGATCTGTCAACTGTGATCACTAATAGACCTAATGCTGTAAAAGTCAGCGATCAGTTATGGTTAGATGGTACTATAAACAAGATCACAGGTCTACAATCCAATGAAGATGTAGAGCTGTTACCAAATACTGGTATAACATTTATAGAAAACACTAAATGGCAGGATAATACTCTTACTAATCTGCTGAACACTCCTATAACTTTTGCCAGTACAGGCATAGGTTATGTGAGATTCATGGGAGATAACGGTTTTGTAATCCCATCAGGAACAACAGCTGAAAGAAGAGCCAGCCCTGAACTAGGCGAAACACGCTGGAACACCACAGTACCGTTAGATCAATATCTAGAAAGCTGGGACGGTAGTGTCTGGCAACTATCCACAGGCGGTGGTGAAATCGTTACCACACGTTTGATGGAAGATCTTGGGTTTATCTACAGCGCCATTCTAGGCTAAATTTCCAAAAGACATAAATACTATTACTGTAGTGCTTGACCAAAGTGCTACGATACTCAACAGCGAGGGCCGCTATGTAAGGTGCCCGTATCCGTGAGATTCGGTGGTTAATGGAGAGCACATGGCTATTGGTCGAATTTCCGGTCCGCTCTTAAAGGCAAATCTCATCAGAGATGGTGTGGATCTGGCCTTTGAGACTGACCTTCTTTATCTAGACGTTACGAACTCCCGCATTGGCGTGAACACAGCCACTCCGACCACAGCTTTAGATGTCAACGGAACTACCCGCACAACCAACCTCGTAGTAGACGCACAACTAGATATCGGCAATTTGCACATCTATGGTAACACCATAGAAAGCGATTTACCAATAATTAATTTCATAGCGTCTGCAGGTGAACCTACAGTTTACCATACAATTTTACGTGTTGATGACATCCAGATCACTGGCAATGTGATTTCAACATTCGTTTCAAATTCAAATCTAGAATTCCACCCTAATGGTTCGGGTATTGTAGATATTGAAGGTAACACCACAATCACTGGTAATTTACAAGTTGACGGCAATATTAATGCCACAGGAAATGTTACGATAGGTGGCAATATTACCATTGGTGATGCACTTACAGATAATATTGTTATCAATGCTAGCATTCAAAGTGATTTAGTTCCTCAAGCTGACAATACCTATGACCTAGGATCTGCGACATTCCGCTGGGACAATGTCTACGCTAATAATGTGTATGCAGATACATTAAACGTACCAACTCTAGATGTTGGGAACTTAATGTTCCGCGACAATGAGATTACCACTACAACTGGATTAGATCTTTACATTGACGGAAACGGTGCAGGTGGTGTAAGATTAGGTAATTTTAGAGTAGTAGACAATGTTATCACTAACGTTTCCTCAAATGCTATTACACAGATAGCACAGACTGGAACTGGATATTTTAAGATACAGGGCACTAACGGATTTGTGCCGCCTAGAGGCAACGACGGAGAACGGCCAACAGCTTATGCTGTGATAGGTATGACACGATATAACACTAATTCCAAAGCTCTAGAAATTTGGGACGGGTTTACTTGGGCATCACCGGCAGGTGCCAGCGGTGCTGTTTCAGAAATTCAAGCTAACGATATTTCAGCGGGCTTTGCCATCGCTTTAGGATAAGAGAAAAATGCCAACCCTATTTAGACACGCAGTAACAACATCAGTAGGAACTACTCCGGTAGATGTTCTACAGATTCAAGAAGGAGTTCGTGCTACTGTTATTGGCTGTAATATTGCTAACATAACAGACTACGACACAGCAGTAGTAAACATGTACGTTGTGGACGAATTTTCCACGCAGGCCACGTATGCTCGAGGTATTATTATTCCGCCAAACAGCACAGTAAAAGTTATCACACAAGGTGAAAAATTAATTTTACCAGCAACATCTGGAATAAGAATAGAAAGCGATACTGAAAACAGTATTGATGTAACAGTAAGTTATGTTGAGATATCATAAGGATTAGCACATGCCAAGTACCTACTATTTAGGACAAAGTCCAGACGAAGCACTAGGAGATTCTCCACGATACTGGTATGCGCTAAGAAGAAACCAAGACGGCGAGTTATTTTTATTACGCAGCGATCAGCTCAAAGACAAGGATTCTATAGAACTAAATCTTCCAGGGGATCCTGCAGAAACTTTTGAAGATTTTGAGCCTGGTGTTGATTATTTTGAAGGCATCACTGCTGATCACGAAATAGAATATGATAATCTAGTGTGGACTCAATATCGTTGGGATAATAGAAACATTCTTTACTACATAGATAATGAAGGTAGATTAACACAAAGACTCAATCAAGGATATACATATCCTACAGGACATTCAAGTTAATACGGAATAAATTATGGCAGAATTTAAGATCAGTAGAATTAGATATACATGGCGCAACACCTGGGCCTCCACTACGACGTATAATCGAGATGACGTAATTAGATATGGCGGAAGCACATGGATTTGTCAACGACAGCACACCGCTTCAACATTTGCCGCCGATCAAACCTATCTTGCAAATCCTGGAGATTCCGCTCCATCTCCTGCCTGGTTGAAAATGACCGACGGGTATGCTTGGAGAGGACCTTGGACAACACTAACTTTATATAATCCTGGCGATATCGCACTTTACGGTGGGGTCATCTATCTATGTGTGACTAGTCATACATCAGTAGCGACTTTTGATGCAAGCATTTCAAACTGGGCTGTGTATCTTTCTGCGGATAATTGGAGAACCAATTGGGCTCCTAGCACCAGATACGGCATTGGAGATATAGTAAAATATAACGGTATTGTATATCGTTGTATAGTGGGTCACACATCATCTGGCACTGATCTCGGATTAGAAGTTGGAAACAACGATACTCAAGATGACAGCACCGGAGAATTATGGCAGGCAGTTCACGAAGGAATAGAATATGTAGGTGTATGGACTGCTACTACTAGATATCGTGTTAACGATTTAGTCAAATACGGTGGTAGTATACTTCGTTGTACTGTAGGGCATGTTGCAGCATCGTCTATAACAAATGCAAATTTTGTAACAGAATTTCCAGGATTTAATTTCTATCAAGAATGGAGTAATTCTGTGTATTATGCCATTGGCGATATTGTTCGTAGTGGTGGATATCTTTACACAGCCAATACAAATAACTATCAAAGAAATCCTGCCGGCGAAGATACAACGCAATGGAATTTATTAAGTAAATCTATTAACTTTGCAGGTACTTGGTCTGCATTAATCGATTATAAAATTGGTGATCTTGTTCGAAGAGGCGGAAACTTATATGTTGCCACCGCAGAGACCACCAGCGATGGCAGTAGTCTTAACTATCTAGATGCAGGTCAATGGGAATTAGTTTCCACAGGACAGGAATGGAGAGGCAGCTGGGATGAAGGTCAAACATACAGTGTTAACGATCTAGTAGTATATCTAGGCAATACCTATAAGTGTAATTTTGAACATCTAGCTACAGATCAAGATTTCCCTGGAGATAACGGATCAGGATTTAATTATTGGGATTTAGTTCTTCAATCCGGTAATGTAACTGGAATGAGTCAACGAGGAGATCTGCTTACTTACGATTTAAGCCGACCTCTACAGAATGACGGAAGTACCTTTGGTCCTACCGGCGTACCAGTTGGGGAAGAAAATCAATTAGTTATTGTTAACGGTGAAAGCAGTGTTGATTACGCTGTTTGGGGCGATCTTGCTAGAGTACGATATGTCAGTATAGACGGTGTAGACGATAACACAGACCCAGAGAGGGGAACAAATCAATTCCTTCCTTGGAGAACAGTAAGATACGCCTGTGAACAAGTAGATGACGGGTTCGCAGGTACTACAACAGTCAGAGTTGCTGCTGGTGAATACGTAGAAATCACACCGATTATTGTACCAGCACGTACTGTGGTACTCGGAGCAGAATTACGAACTACAACCATTAAAGCCAGCGGGCCGATATCAGCACTTGCTCTCGACAGCACATATACTATCGCGGTATTAAACAGAATTTCTGGAATTATACAAGCTGTTGTTGCAGGGACAACGATAAGTCCTCCCAAATCTGCAGGTAATATATTAAATCCTGTAATCGTAACTGAGCCCACACCTGTGTCATTTGTTCCACCGCAGTACGATGAATTTGGTCAAGAAATTTTTGACACAGTGGACCAACCTCGACCTACTAGCAATATTGCTGCGATATCTATACAGACTAAAATTGCAAACATTGCTGCTTACATTAATTTTTATGTAAATTCTACAGGATCAAATCCTACACTAGTTGGAACTAATACCGCAGTGACAGATGTTACATACACCAACACTGTGCTGCAATTAGAAGCCAACAAAGAATTTTTAGCTGCTGAAGCCGTGGCTTACATGCAGGCAACATATCCTCTCTATAACTTTGACAGCGAGTTATGTAAGAGAGACGTTCGCAGATATATAGATGCCTTCAAATACGACATAATTTATACTGGGAATTACAAATCATTATTAGCAGCCAGGTACTATAGAAATGCTGTATTAGGATGTGCCGAAACTGAAGACATGTTTTATGTACGAGATGCTACAGGTATTAGAAACTGTACACTAAAAGGTCTTGACTCAACATTGAATCCACCGGTGGCGTTTGATTTATATCAGAAACCGTTAGGAGGTGCATACGTATCTCTAGATCCGGGCTGGGGTCCTGCTGATAACCGTACATGGATCACCACCCGCTCTCCTTATATCCAAGGAGTTACCACTATAGGTACTGGCTGTGTAGGTCAAAAGATTGACGGTGCATTGCATAACGGCGGTAATAAATCTATAGTTAGTAACGACTTTACACAAGTACTAAGTGATGGTATTGGCGCATGGGTGCTAAACAATGGACGAGCTGAACTAGTTTCAGTATTCACCTACTACTGCCATATTGGATATCTAGCCGAGGAAGGCGGCGTTATACGAGCCACCAATGGTAACTGCTCGTACGGAACCTACGGCGCAATTTCCGACGGGGTTGATGCTTCAGAAGTTCCAGCCACTGCGGTGACCTATACCAGAGCACAACAGGCCAGCATAGCAGCAGCATTTGCAGGAGATTTCGTAGACGAAATACAGATCTTAGAATTTGTCAATTGCGGCAACGATTATAGTTCAGCTACAGCATCATTTGTAGGCGCAGGTATCAATGCTGCGGTAGTGTTTGAAGATTTCCGTGACGATTCTGTATTCGAAGCAAGAATATTAGACGCTAATGCCGGAACTAGTCAAATAGCACAAGCTATTGGCGGTGGAGGATTTGTGTTGGTGCAGAACAATGCACAATCAGGTGATGCTACAACGATCACCATAGCCACTAATGATGCTAATTCAATTACACAATATCTTGGTATGAGAATTGTGATCACCAGCGGCGCAGGCACAGGACAGTACGGATATATCACAGCCTACGACAATATTAGCAAAGTGGTCAGTGTGTCCAGAGAATCAGACGATCAGCCGGGCTGGGACCATGTAGTACCTGGAAAATTACCTACAGTACCGTTGATAACTAATACGGTATATAGAATAGAGCCTCGAGTGATATTTTCTGCTCCAGCATATTCTGCTACGCAGATCACTGTGCCAGTTAATACCACATGGTCAGAAATTGTTTATGGTGAGACCACAGAAACATACACTAATGTAGCAGTCACTGAAGCAGGCACTGGCACAGTTGATATAACTGTAACCGCCGCACTAGCTAGATTTAACGTTACTAAACAAGGAAGAGATTATACTCTTACCATTAACAACGGCGGTGCAGGCTACGAAGCTGGACAATTATTAACTATACCTGGAACATTATTAGGCGGAACAACACCAACAAATGATCTAATAATATTAGTCACAGATGTCAGCGATGACAGTACTAATTCTATACTTGCAGCAGAACAAAAAACATACGGAACTGGCGAAGATAACGAAGCAGCCAGCGGAAGATTCGTAGTAGTGGCTTCTGGAGGCAGTGCTGCACTTTATAGTGAAGACGGCACAACTTGGACAGATTTTAATATGCCAACTGCTGGCGATTGGAAATGTTTAGCAGCAGGTAGAGTAACTTATCCTACACTAGGTAATCATATATTCGTAGCCATCCGCAAAGGTAGTGCAGTGGCAGCAAGTTCTTTAGATGGCATAAACTGGACCACAAGATCAATGCCAGCATCTCGTCAATGGAATTCAGCTATATATGGCGGAGGCTTATTCATCGCAGTTGCCACAGATTCAAATTCTGCAGCTTATAGTTTAAATGGAACTAGCTGGACTACAGTTGCGTTGCCTACATTTGGAGACTCTACCCTTAACGAATGGGTAGATATCGCCTACGGAAAAAACACCTATGTGGCGTTAGCAAACAGCGGAAACACTGTAGCAGTAGGCACTTATAACTCCACCCTAAACACCTGGTCATGGGCCGGACAGATACTGGATGTGATTGCAGATTCGTCCGCAAAAGATTGGGTCAGCATAGCATACGGCAATGATAGATTTGTGGCAATAACTAGCACCGGTGATGTTGGTTACAGTTTTGATGGTAGTTTTTGGCTGCCAGCCACGATGCCTTCACAAGATGGAAGCACGGCTCATAACTGGAAAAAAATCAAATATGCGCAAGGAGTATTCTTTGCTGTAGGAGATACCGGAGGTCGAGATATCGGAGAAGATCCTTCACTAGTACCGACAAATTATTCTGCTACTTCGCCAGACGGTATTGTGTGGACCCCAAGAACACTAGCATCCTCTAAAGAGTGGGTGTCGATAGCATTTGGTAATCCTTATGTAGATTCTAGAGACTCCACTACTGGTAAAAGAACGCCTATGTGGATAGCCATAGACAATACCGACACATTCAACAAAATACAAACAGGAGCAAGAGCACTAGGTCGTGTAACTTTGAGCAGCGGTATTATCAGAAGCGTAAAAATGTGGGATCCAGGATCTGGCTACACAGAAGGGCCGTCATGCACATTAGTTGATCCTAACAACAACACAGATGCAGTTATAGAATGTAGAACCGGAGATGGTGTGTTGGCACAGCCTAGTTGGTTGAACAGAGGTCTTGGTTACAGAACATCTAGTACCACTGTAACTATCAACGGCAACGGATATGCAGACGTAACACCGTCAGGAAAAACATTTGTTATGAATGATCTCGCTAATTATCCTGGACCAGGAGCCAGTTTGACCATAGGCAACTTGCCAGATTTTTATACTCTAGTAGCTATAGAGGAACTAGGACCAACTGATAGAGGACTGGCTGCAAGAATACGTGTTAGCCCAGAGATCAAGGTCAGAGATAATCTACAGCATCTTACACCTATCACAATCAGGACACAGTTTAGCCAATGTCGTATCACCGGCCACGATTTCTTGGATATAGGTACAGGTAATTTTGAAGAAACTAATTACCCGGAATTATACAGCGGATTTTATACACCTGCTCCTGAAAACGAAGTAGTTGAACTAAATCGTGGTAGAGTATTTTATACATCTACAGACCAAAGTGGTAATTTTAGAACCGGTGAATTATTTGCAGTTGAACAGTCTACAGGAATTGTTACAATTTCCGCAGACTTTTTTGATCTGGCAGGATTATCAGAATTACGACTCGGCGGCATCAGAGTAGGTGGCACAGGGGCAGTGGTTCGTGAATTTTCAACTGATCCGCTATTCATTGCAGACAGCAACAACATCGTTCCTACACAAAGGGCGATTGCTGCATATCTAGCTGGTAGATTGTCAGTAGGCGGCTCAGAAATTGCAGTGGGTAGTTTTATAGCAGGAACTATATTAGTAGGTCCTGATAGAATTAATAATACAGCCGGACTACGTATTATTGTTCCGGTAAGAGCAGAATTTGATGCAGCAAATTCAGGAATAAGTGGTAGTATGTTGGCGCAAACTATGTTTTATAAATCATTCTAAGCAGTAGTAGTACAGTTAACTAAATATAGAATACGGAGTAGAAAATGGCAGAATTTAAATTAGGTAGAATTAGATTTGTATGGAAAGGTAATTGGGCCGCCGCCACAACTTATTACATAGATGATGTAATAAGATACGGTGGACGCACTTATATTTGTGCAGTGGGTCACACATCTGCTGCAGATTTTAATACAGATCTAGAATATAATCCAACAAAGTGGAATCAGATGAGCGACGGCCAAGCATGGACCGGCGACTGGAATACTGCTACACTTTATAAAATCAACGATGTTGTAAAATATGGTGGATTATTATACATCTGTAACGACAGTCACACATCTGCCGCTACTGCTACTCTAGGATTAGAAGCTGATCAAGCCAAGTGGACATTATATGCCGAGGGATTTGATTGGAAAAACGCTTGGACAGTCAGCACAAGATACAAAGTAAACGACCTAGTTAGATACGGTGGATACACCTATGTGTGTAATCTTCATCACACATCTGCAGCTACTACAGCATCAGGGCTAGAAGCTGATCAAGCTAAATGGGATAGTTTCAACCAAGGCGTAGAATATAAAAGCACTTGGGTTACAGGAACTAGATACAAACTTAATGACGTTGTAAAATACGGTGCAGGCCTTTGGATCTGTACCACACAACACACTGCTGATGCAGCATTCTTAACAGACAGCACAGCAGGTCGTTGGGCACAGTTCGCAGAAGGTGCAGAATTTGAAAGCACATGGAATTCAGCTACACTCTATCAACCAGGCGACATAGTTGTTTACGGTGGTAATCAATACATAGCTAAAACTGTTCATACTGCCGCATCTGCAGCAGCGAACCCTGTAATCACAACCACAGATTGGGATTTGTTTACTGAAGGATTGAAATTCCAATCCGATTGGACCAATACAACAACATACAAGATTGGAGAAGTTGTTAGAGTAGGTGGATACACTTATCTTGCTACTGCAAACTCTCCTTCAAACACTTATACAGTAACCGCTGTAACTGCATCAAATGATCAGTTTACTATAGCCTCAACTACAGGCATTGTAGTAGGAATGACTGTGAGATTTACTGGAACTACATTTGGCAATGTGTTTACCACTGGTAGATATTATGTAAAAACTGTAGCGGCTGGCAATATCACTATCAGCACTACCCCAGGCGGTACAACATTTAATATAACTGCAAATGCTAGCGGCACAATGACTGCCACAGTATCTGCAGAACCACCAAACACTTCATATTGGACTAAATTAAATTCTGGTATCGATTGGCAAGGTAATTGGGCCGATGATAGAGAATATCTACAAGGTGATGCTGTAAGATATGGTGCAAATGCGTATATCTGCGTGTTGGCACATAGATCAGAAGCCGACGATGGATCTACAGTAGGAGCAGAAGGCGGTGGACAGGCTAACTCAAGGCCAGATCAAGATACTACAGGTACCTATTGGAGCTTATTAAACATCGGTTCTGAACTTGATATTTTATCAGTTAGAGGAGATTTGGTTTATTATAGCGGATCTGGTCCTACAAGATTGCCTATAGGACGTGAAGGTCAGCTATTGCGTTCAGACGGTGTAGACCCAGAATGGGTCACCTTAGGCGAAACCGATCATTCATATTTTGTAGCACCGCATGGTGTTGATCTTCCTTCCCCTATACATGGCAAGACTTGGGATAAACCTTGGAAAACTATTCGTTATGCATGTGAACAGGTAGAACGCGGTCCTAGAAATCCTGATGCTACATATCTACTAGAACTAAATCGTGTGTTCATACAACGAGAAGTTACAGAATTTATACAGAATCAAATTACAAATAACATTGCACCGTTTACCTCTGCTTTCGTCTACGATGATTTTAAATGCGAAAGAGATGCGGGCTTTGTTGTTGACGCATTAATCTACGACTTAAGACATGGCGGCAACGTTAAAACTAGAGGAGCAGCTAATGCTCTTATAGGCGGACTCAGCGAAACAGAAACAGAAGCTTATCCGGGACTTGCTATAGAATCAGATGAATCAGTTGCGGCCTACAACTATTTGGTAACTGTAGTTGAAGATGTGCTAGCACAGACAGCACCGGCAGTAAACTATCAGAATCTAAACGGCGATAATTCGACTGCTAAAGTAACACAGTATTTTAATGCTGATCTCACAGCAGAACCTGGAGCCTACACTACAGCAGCAGCCCTAGTTGAAGTGATCACAGACGCAATCACTGCCCGTGCAGCAGCAGTGACCGCTCCGCAGATCGCAGCAGCATTGGCCAGTGTGCCTGCTCGTAGAAGTCCTAACAATCTTATTAATATTGCAACTGGGCAGTACAGAGAAACACTACCAATCATTGTTCCAGAACAGACCTGTGTACAAGGCGATGAGCTACGTTCAACTAATGCAGGACCTGCAGGTAGTCTAACAAATAGATCAGATGCAGCATATTCTATAGGAGCACTAACAAGATTAGAAACTGTAGTTGGGCAAATAGTTCTAGGTACTGATGTAACTGAAAGCTCCGGTAATACAGCAGTTCAAAGTGCGGTATTTCCATATGCCAGCACAGACGAAGTAGCCGATGTTAAGCAGTTAGTGAGATTGATGCAGCATCAGATTGATTTTAAGATCAGCTCTACAGCTATGGTGAGTTCTGCAACCCCTACAGGATATAATACTACATTTCTATCTGGGTTTGGTGATGCGAGAAAACTACTGCTTGAAAATAAAGAATTTATCAAAGAAGAAATTACTGCGTTTTTGTCAGTGAATTTCCCTGCAGTTAAGTACAGCAGAACTAAATGCAAACGTGATGTGGCATTTATTGTTGACGCTATGAGCTATGATTTAACCTATGGAGGATCATGGGCTACCCTAGTAGCTGGTACAGCATATTTTGATGGTGATAACAGCACAACTTTACAGATTGACAGCACAGAAATCGCAGCCACAGTGGCCGCTTATGGAAGATTGAAGACAGTGGTACAACAAATCATTGCTAATACCACTGTGACAAAATCCACAGGTAATGCCGCAACACAGTGGACTGACAGTACTAATTTAACAGGTGGTTCAGCTGCCAATGCCACAGTAGGAGCATTGGTAGATATTATTACTAATATCATACAAGGCGATTCCACTGAGGCTACAGTCCCACAGATCACAGTCACTACTATATCTGGTACAAACACACTTACCAGCAATAATCATGGATTAAGTGTAGGTGATGCGGTGATTCCTAGAGAAACTAGTAACGGGTTAACTAACGGTGTAAAATACTGGGTAGTAGGCACAGTAAACACTAACACATTCCAACTTGCAGCCACATATGGTGGTTCAGTGTTAGCATCATTCACCGACGGTACTGGATTTGGTATAGACATGGAAGTTATAGATTACCCTACAGCCACTAATGCAGTTACATCAACCACTGCGCTAATCGCAGCCGCGGTAACTTTAGATGCTGCTCAAGAAACCATTGTTCAAAATGTTGTAGATGATCTAAATGCAGTAGCATGGCACACTGACTTTGTAGTGGACGAAACTTCATTGACTTCGACAGATTTTAGAATCTATGTTGGGAAAACTGATCTAGCACATACCTATGTCAGCGGTGGAATTGTAACTAAATCTACTGGAATAGAATTAGCAATTACTAACTTTGTCTATAATAACTCTACAGGATATGCGGTAGTAACTACTGCGACCCATGGATTAGCAGCAGGCGATATTGTTAACATAACAGCCATTGTTGTATCTTGCTTATCGTCGGGTGGTACTGCGTTTACCGCGGTATTTCCAAGCGGAACAGGTACACGTAATGGTGTTACAAAAATTCGATATCTACAAACCAAATGTATTAGAGATACTCGATTAATATTAGAAGCTGTGATGTTTGACTTTATGTTCAACAGCAACTTCAAATCTAGAGAAGCAGCATACGCCTACCTAAGGTCTTCAGCAGCAGATGTGTTTGTTGGTAATCAAAAAACCATTACCAGAGACGCATTAACTAATGCCAAGACAGAAGCACTAGCTAATGTAGGCGGTAATGCAACTGCACAGGCTCGTATTGAAACGCTGATGACTATGGTAGATGATATCGTCTACGGTGCTACTAATGAAGGAAGTCGTTGTGCTTCAGGCAATAGAATGGTTGACTATGCTGTGCTGCAATTAGAGCGCAACAGAGACTATATCGTAGCAGAAATTGATGCTTACATTGATTCAACTTATACAACTACAGTAACCAATGCCACAGCGGCCACAGATGTGTTTACATGTACCAGCACTGCTTGGATGCAACGCAACACAGCAATAAGGTTTACAGGTACTGTGTTTGGTGGCATCAGCACAGGTACTACATATTACATACAGAATGTTGTAAGTTCAACAACCTTTAAGATCGCTACAACTAGAGATTCAAATACAGCATTAGATATCGCATCTGATGCTGCAGGATCTATGACAGTGAGCTTGTTTTATAACAGCGCATTATGCCTACGAGATGTTGGTACATATATTGATGCATTGAAATATGATTTAAAATATCCAGGTAACTACAAATCAAGATTCGCAGCAAGATACTATGCTAATGCTGTTACAGGAAGCCTAGAAGAAGACATGTACTATCTACGTGACGGCACTGGTGTTAGAGATATGACATTACAAGGGCTCACTGGCGACTTGCTAGCACCTAATGAATTTGGAACTTCTAGAGTTTCAGCTGGTGCGTATGCATCCCTAGACCCAGGTTGGGGCCCAGAAGATTATCGCGTATGGATTATTACTCGTTCGCCATATGTACAAGGTGTAACCACATTGGGGACTGCTTGCGTTGGTCAAAAGATTGACGGCGCATTGCACAACGGTGGTAATGATTCTATAGTTAGCAATGACTTTACACAGGTACTAAGTGATGGTATTGGTGCATGGATCACTAATAACGGTCGTGCAGAACTTGTTTCTGTGTTTACCTACTACTGCCATGTTGGATATCTGGCAGAAAACGGCGGCAGGATCCGTGGTACTAACGGTAACTGCTCATACGGAGATTTTGGTGGAGTAGCAGAAGGGTTTGACGCTGAGGAAACTCCTGGTACAGCCGTTGTTGATAATAGATTGCAATTTGAAGCAGTGATTGATCGTATCGTTACTGACGGATCGGCACTAACACAATTTGAATTTACCAATGCAGGTATTGATTATACTGAAGTCACCTATGTGATTACAGGTGGCGGGCTAAACGGCTCAGTTCAGCAAGACGAATTCCGTGACGATGCTGTATATGAAGTAAGAATGTTGGATCTGCTTGAAGACAGCACTGACGCTGAAGAAGCTGAGGGAAATTTTGGTGGATTTGGATACATCACTAATTCAAATACTGCCCAAGGTGGTTCTTCAACTTCTGTAACGATCGCTGCCACAGACGGCGAGTCTAGCACAGCATACATTGGTATGAAGATCGTGTTAACAGGTGGCGCAGGAGTCGGCCAGTTTGGTATCATAACCACTTATAATTCTGGAACAAAGGTAGCTGGATTAGTTAAAGAATCAGACGGTACTGCAGGATTTGATCATTTAGTGGCAGGCACAGCTATTGTGTCACCAGATGCTTCTAGCACATACATCATTGAACCTAGAGTAACGTTCTCAGCACCTGGTTACACATCAACAGCAGCCGCATTGCCAACATCAGGCACATGGTCAGCTGTAAAATATGGTGAAACTGCTGCGGTATACACATCAGTTACAGGTACTTATAGCGGTGCAGGTGTTGGCGCTACGTTTAGTGTAATTAGAAACGGATGGAAATATACACCTTCGCTACAGTCAGCAGGTACTGGTTATGTAAGATTACAGACTATTACCATACTAGGTACTAGCTTAGGTGGGTTAAGTACAGCCAATGATCTAGTAATAACTATCACCGCAGTTAATGCATCAACTGGAGCTATCTTAAACTTTGATCACGCAGGATACGGCATCGGCGGTAGATATGTGGCTCTACGCACAGGATCTACAGTAGGTGCAACATCTGAAGACGGAATTGCTTGGGATACAAGAACAAGTCTAATGCCAAGTGCAGCTAATTGGTCAGCCATAACTGCTGGGTTGTTTGATGATGGATCCACGATAGGCAAAGTAAGTAGATTCGTGGCAGTAGCAGGAACCTCAGCGAATACCACAGCCGCATATTCTGCGGACGGTATCACATGGTCCGCAGCTAACATTGTTACTTCTGCGACTTGGGTCGATGTGGCCTTTGGAGGATTTAGTTCACAAAACTTCGTAGCTATCAGCAGCGATGTAACCACTGTGAGAGTTAGTGGAGACGGTGAGGTTTGGGATCAAACTGGTACATTAACTACAACTGGATTCACAGCAGTCGCTTACGGCAAAAACAGATTTGTAGCAATCAAGAGCGGAACGTCTGTTACTAATTATTCTACCACAGGAACAGGTGTATGGACTGCAGGCGCACTACCTAGTTCGTCAAACTGGAACAGCATTGCCTATGGTAATAACAGATTTGTTGCTGTATCAAGCACCAGCGGTACTGTAGCTGCCTACAGCTTAGATGGCATTACTTGGACAGCTAGTACATTACCAGCCACAGCATCATGGACTAAGATCACATACGGTCAGGGAGTGTTCCTTGCTGTAAGCACAACTACAGCAGCAGCAACATCACCAGATGGTATTACCTGGACTCTAAGAACTACTAGCACAGCAGCTAGCGGATTCTCAGCAGTGACATTTGGTAATAGAAACCGTTATGGTCAATTTGTGGGAGTTGGCGGTGGTACAGGTACAGTGGCCACTTACATTAGAACAGGAGCCACTACTAGAGCTCGTGCAAGGGTAGCAGCTAACAAGATATTCCAAATTAATATCACAGAGCCTGGATCAGGATATACTACCGAACCAACTATAACATTTACAGATCCTAACAATACTTTTGAAGCTCCAGTGACTGTAAGAAAAGGATCAGGAGTATTGGCTAACCCATCATTCATCAACAGAGGCTCTCAGTATGTGACCAGTAGCTGTGAAGTGGATATTGGCGACGGTTATGCAAATGTATTCCAACCAGGATCGTTTGTGGCAGTGAGACAGATTTCCGCCCAGCCAACTCCTGGATCTAACGTGGTGTTTGGACACTTACCAGACCGTACATTCAAATTAGTTAATGTGATTACATTCTTAGGCGTTAACGCTGGCGCTTACACAGCATTCTTACAAATAAGCCCAACACTAACCATAGCAGAAGCACCCGATGACGCTGTCACTGTGACAACTAGACTGCGTTACAGTCAGGTTAGATTAACCGGGCACGATTTCTTAGATATAGGTACTGGCAATTTTACAGAAACCAACTATCCAGGACTACCATCACAAATACCAGTTCCAGCCAATGAAACTGTTGAAAACGGTGGAGGTCGTGTGTTCTTTACAGCCACAGACCAAGATGGTAATTTTAGAGTTGGTGACTTGTTTGCTATTGAACAAAGCACTGGTGTTGCTACGTTAAATGCTGATGCGTTTAATATCAGTGGATTACAAGAACTTAATCTAGGTAACGTTACCTTAGGTGGCGGATCGGCTACGATTACTGAATTCTCAACAGACCCGTTCTTTACGGCAGATTCAGATAATATCGTACCGACACAGAGAGCTATCAAAGCCTATATCGCCAGCCAGATTGGTGGTGGTGGTGCTAGCTTGAACGTTAACTCAGTGACAGCAGGTAGTATTTTTATTAGCTCTAATATAATCACTACCACAACTACAGGACCAATTAAAATGAATGCTACCTTTGATTTCAGAGGCGGAGTTATCGGGTTACCGTTAGCACTCAATTACTTTTTGAACTAAATACATACATGGAGAATAAATTATGGCAACAGGAAGACTAGGAGTAGCAGATCTATCAGCAGCGACCAATACTACTCTGTATACAGTACCCGCAAACACATTTTCAGTGGTTACTTTAAGTGTAGTAAACAGGAGTGCATCAGCAGTGACTGTCAGAATAGCGATGTCATCGTCAGCAACACCAGCAGATTCTGAATATCTTGAATATGATACCAGTTTAAGTGCTAAGGGTGTACTGGAGCGTACAGGCCTTGTAATAGATGCAGGAAAATTACTAGTGGTAAGATCTAGTGCTGCTAGTGTAAATGCTGTGGTCTACGGTATTGAAACATCAACAGCTTAATAAAAGGATAAGATCATGGCAAGAAGAATAACAGGCGGACTTGTAGGTAGTTCAACACTATTAGGAACTGTTCAAATTTCGCCCGACTCGGCCTTGTCCACAGCGGCGGACCAAAACATTACTCTTAGTCCAGGCGGAACTGGCCAGGTTGTTTCTACTGCAAATGTTCAATTAAATGCACAGACTGATTTGCGATTCGCAGATAGCGATAGCTCAAATTGGGTAGGATTCCAAGCACCGGCAACAATTAGTTCAAACGTAACTTGGACACTGCCAGCTGCAGATGGCTCATCAGATCAAGTACTAACTACTAATGCGTCAGGCACACTATCGTGGACTAGTAAATCTGTAACAGTTTCTGATCAAACAGCGTCTGCTACTACACATTATCCGTTGTTCACTACAGCTACCTCAGGAGCTATCACTAGTTCAAATGTGTCAACTACTAAAATGACGTATCAGCCAAGCACTGGTAGGTTGAGTTTAGCAGGTGCCTCTGCTGCTTCGAGCACTACCACTGGAACCTTAGTAGTTACTGGCGGTGTTGGTATCAGTGGTGCTTTGTATGTAGGTGCAGATATATATTCATATGCATCTTCAGATAGCAGACTAAAAGAAAATCTTTCAAAGATTGATAACAGCCTAGAAAAATTGTTAAAATTATCAGGATATCAATATCACTGGAATAAAATTGCGCAAGAAATGTACCCAGAACGCACCATGCAGGACGTGGGAGTTATTGCTCAAGAAGTAAAAGAAGTAATACCATCAGCTGTAGTTGAAAGAGATGACGGGTATCTTGCTGTAAGATATGACAAACTAATTCCCTTGCTGATAGAGGCTGTTAAATCTCTAAAAGAAGAAATTGAAATTATGAAAAGAGAGAATTAAGAATGCCAGTACAGTTATCAAGTTGCGGAATAGTTTTTGCTGACGGTTCACACAAATGCGTGATTGAAGAAGAAAAACAAATCTATGTCTGGAATGTCAACAATTGGAGCCCACTGAACGGCGGGCAATGTTGCGCTTGGGTAGTACCTAATGGAACTACATCAATTAAGTTTGAAATATTATCAGGCGGCGGCCCAGGCGGCTCATCAGGCGGTGACTTTGATCACGGGTGTGGAGGCCAAGGTGGTAATTATGGCGTAAGAACCCTGCAAAAATCAGTGCATGGATTTGCAGATGGCGCAGTATACACAGTGTGTGCCGCAGGCACATCGGACTGTAGCTGCTGCTGTTCATGTAACCAAAATTGTCGCCATGGATGCACCAGTTTTGTTAACGGCACTGGCTTGAGCAACTTCTGTGCCATTGGTGGCATGGGTGGGTCAACCTCGTGGGACATGATCTCACAATGTTATAACTGCCACATTGGTAATGTTCAGTGTAATGTAGGTAACTATAATGCCGGTTGGATTACCAACGTTTGTGATACGCCAGTATATGGATCTGATATGTGTTTCAGAGGAACATCTGGATCATATAATGCTCAATATGACTGTTGTGCTGATCACTTTTCTGTTGCAGGAGCACCTTCTGGACCAATTAGTACAGCCCACGGAATTGGCGGTAAACACATGTGCGTAGGTAACTTGGCCTGCTGTTCAGCACACGCAGCTTTCCCAGGTGGCGGTGGCGCAGGCCACGCAACTGCATCAGTTAGTGCATGCTGGGGTAGTTTTGGCGCCGGCGGCCTTGTTAGAATAACGTACAGTTAAGGAGAAATTAGAAAATGCCAGTACAATTATCAAATTGTGGTATCGTTTACGCTAATAGTCAACATCAGTGTAAAATTCCAGAAGTTTATGAAATATGGGTATGGAATACCAACAATTGGAGCCCTCAAAATGGTGGTCGCTGTTGCGCTTTTACAGTTCCTACAGGCACCACAACAATTAAGTTTGAAATACTATCAGGTGGTGGCCCAGGTGGCTCATCAGGTGGTGACAGTGATCACGGTATCGGCGGGCAAGGTGGCAATTACGGCGTAAGAACACTGCAAAAATCAGTGCATGGATTTGCAGATGGCGCAGTATACACAGTGTGTGCCGCAGGCTCATCAGATTGTAGCTGCTGCTGTTCATGTAACCAAAATTGTCGCCATGGATGCACCAGTTTTGTTAACGGCACTGGCTTGAGCAATTTCTGTGCCATTGGTGGCATGGGTGGCTTTACTAACTGGGACATGATCTCAAACTGTTATAACTGCCACATTGGTAATGTTCAGTGTAACGTAGGTAACTATAATGCTGGTTGGGGCAGTAACGCTTGCGATACGCCAGTATACGGTTCTGATATGTGTTTTAGAGGTACAGCTGGATCATACAATCATCAATACAACTGTTGTGCTGATGCGTTCTCAGTAGCAGGCGGCCCAAGCGGCCCATGGGCCGCACCTCATGGAATTGGTGGTAAACATCGCTGCGTAGGTAACTTGGCCTGCTGTTCAGCACACGCAGCTTTCCCAGGTGGCGGTGGCGCAAGCCACGCAACTGACTCTGTAAACGCATGTTGGGGCAGCTTTGGCGCCGGCGGCCTTGTTAAAATAACGTATAGTTAAGGAGAAATAAATGGCAAAAATAACCAAAATGCTGACATATAGTATACCGGATCATTTGTATTCGTTGGAAAATACGTTAGGTAAAACCAGTACACAGTTATACGAAGGCCCAGAAGAAATAGTCATGTGGCTCGATAAAGAAACTGGGTATTTGATGCAGGCGTTTGCACCAGAAGACGAACCAGATCGTCCGCTTCCATTGGATCTGAAAAGAGAAATATTAAAAGCAGACACTGACATAAACTGCTGCAAAATTGGATTGATCTACGGCGGGTTAGAAAAACCAAAGATCTACGAAGTTTCTGTTGGCCCAGTTGATCAACCAAATGCCACAGTTGTAGATCCTTCAGATATTAGAATTGTTTATGACAAAGACAGTGTAACTAGAGATTACACAGCACCGCTTCAATTCTTTGAGAACAAAAGAGATAGAAGTGATGACTTTATTAGAAGTGTAAGAGATTCAAAACTAGCTCTGAGTGATGGCAAAATTGCTCCAGACATGCCAGAAGCTCTAAAACAGCAATGGTTGGATTATAGACAAAAACTCAGAGACCTTCCTGTAGATTGGGCAGATGTTCCTAATTATCTTGTGAGATTTCCTCGCAGTCCTGAAGACGGGCCCAATATGGAGTTTGAAGATGAGAATGTTCAGGTTATTAGAATCGCAGACAGAGATGCCTCCGATGCTGATGCTTTACAAAATCTACCCCCAGGCGTTTACTAATTTCGAATAGTATTGTGCTGGCAACAGCACAATACTACTCGCTCGCTCACATTATTCTTAGAGGCGCAGCCCTCAAAATAAATATCGTACTAGATAACAAAGGTCACGATATCAATGAAAAAAGCATTTTTTATAAACGGCGGTGCAGGCCGAGTACTATGTGCCATTCCTGCATTAGAGCACTATGTTAAAAATACTGATCCAACAGCAGTCATTGTTGTTGAAGGTTGGATAGATCTATATTTAACCAGCAAAATTTTAGCAAGTAACGTGCATCATGCTACCGACCCAAATCTTTTTGAAAAATTAAAAGATAGAGAAATCATAACTCCCGAACCGTATAAACTAAACGCATACTTTACTCAAAGATGCAATCTTGTGCAGGCGTTTGACATGTTGATCAACTACGATGTTCCGCCCGAAATCATTCCAGAAACAAAAGAATACGATATCTTTATTGGCAAAAAGGATATAGCACAAGCAAACGAGCTAGTCAATGAAGCTAGAAAGCATTTTAAAAAGCAACAAGTAATAATCTTCCAACCATTTGGAAAAACAGCTGGAATACAAGGCAATACTATCATTGACGAAAGTGGTAGATCATTTGAGGTTGATGATATTATAAAAATACTTGAAGAACTGAATAAAGATTATGCTGTTATAATGATGAGCGAGTTAAAAATTCCTGGAAATAGAGCACTAGGAGTAATGGTACCAGAGAGTGTTAGTTTATTACAATGGACTGCAATTATCAATGACGCTGATTATTTCTTGGGGTGTGACTCGGTAGGACAGCATATTGCACATGCCCTAAAGAAACCAGGCACAGTAGTTATAGGCGGTACATTCCCTGAAAATATTTCGTATCCTGGCAGCAGCACACTTACTATAATTGATAACGGCAAAGACGAAAGAAGGTATTCCCCAATAAGAGTTGCAGTAGACATTAGAATTGATAGACATAATGAAAATCTAATGGTACTCGCTGACGAAACTATCAAGACGATTGTTAAAGGAATTAAAACTACTTTGAGTAAAACTGCTAGACCATACGTCGAACCTAAACAACCTGCTGGTTGTTCTGCACCTGATTGCGCTTAAAATAAATGTCACAAGGAAAAATAATGAAAAAAACAGGATACATTGCAGGTATTGCTCGAGGGCATAATGCAGGAGTTTGTCTTTTAAAAGATGGACAAATTGTATTTTCTATTGAAGAAGAAAGACTATCTCGCTACAAATATGACGGCGGCCCGCTTGCGAGTATGATTAAAATTCTTGACTATACTGACAAGATCGATTATTTGGCAATATCTCACACACAAGGTCATGACGAACCAATAAACGATTATGTAAGGCAAGATGTGTATTCTGCACTTGCTAGGAAGTTGAGATTAATCGACGATATTAATACCCAAGTATTTAAATATCACGATCAACACCATAGAAATCACGCCGCGTTGGCATTTTATAGATCTGGGTTTGATAAAGCAAGTGCTATCATTGTAGATGGTGCAGGTACATTTATTGAACGCCCAGACGGTCAAACCATGTTTGAAGTTGAAAGTATATATGATTGTTCATACCCTGCAAACTTTAAGGAAGTGTACAAGCATTTTGGGGGCAACGGACCTTGGAAGCCTGAACACTACAATAGTGATGGGAACGGTACAGAAGTTATAATTAATGATAAAACAGGTATTGTTAAAGCATATGAAGCAGTAACTAGATTTTGTGGATTTGACTCGATAGAAGCGGGTAAAACCATGGGGCTGTTTCCGTATGGAGAACCGAACAAAGCACCTAAGATTTATGGTAATTTTGGCGGTAATAAAGATCTATTTACTAGTACATATCCTAATGGCGCACTGGTCAATGAAGAAGGCCATGCTGAGCTAAATGACAGGGTGTACGATCCGAAAACTATTCATAGGTCAGTTACTGACCCCAACGATAAACAACAAATGCAGCGTTACGAGCAACAAATGCTAGAAGCTGATGCAGAAGATCTAACACAATTGGCCTCCAGAAGAAACATGGCCTACAATGTCCAAACTGAATCGCAGCAATTGGTGCTTGATTTAATTTTAAAATCAATTGAACGTACTGGTAATAAAAATATTGTTATCAGCGGTGGGTATGGTTTAAATTGTGTTGCTAATTATTTCTACTTACAGCATTTACCAAAAGACGTAAAGATATATGTTGAACCTGTTTCGAACGATGCAGGTACAGCTATGGGTGCAGCATTTTATCATTACTATAAAACATCTCAAGATACAAAAGTAAGATCAAAAGATGAAAATTTATTTTTAGGTCCGGTACAACATATTACTGAAGATGCAGTTATAGAAACTGCGGCCAAATACGGCGGCAGCGTAACAATAAATGTTGATTACAAAGATGTTATCAAAACTATTAGATCTAAAAACATTGTAGCATTGTTTCAAGAACGATGCGAAAACGGTCCTAGAGCACTAGGCAATAGATCACTGATGTTTGATCCAACATTTGCCGACGGTAAAGATTTTGTTAATTTAATTAAAAAACGAGAATATTTTAGACCATTTGCTGCATCAGTATTACAAGACGATGTACATGATTGGTTTGATCTGCGTGGCATGGAAGATTCTCCGTCTATGATGTATGCTGTAAATTGTCAGCCGGGCGTGAAAGAAAAGATTCCAGCAGTTATACATGTTGATGGTACCTGCAGAATTCAAACAGTGACTGAAGAACAAAACTTTCATTGGTATAATCTAATTAAAGAATTTAAAAATCAAACAGGTGTGCCTGCATTGTTTAATACCAGCTTTAATCTAGGCGGAGAGCCATTGGTTGAAACCATCGACGATGCCATGCGTACTCTTTACAACTCAGGAATTAATTACATTTATTTTCCAGCTGTTAAAATGATGGTAGAGATTGAACACAATGACAGAGCATGATTAAAAAAATAAATGAACAAGACATATTTGCAGTTAATACTAATTTTGAAGTACATGTACATCAGTTAGGTGATACCAAATGTGTTATTGTTGATAACTTTTATCTTAATCCTGAAAAAGTTAGAGAATTAGCTCTTTCCATTCCTGCGTCTAAGAGCATGATTAGAAATACATACCCTGGCTTGTCAATTAGTCTTGGTATCGATCTAACAAGTTTAGCCGATACATTTGTTAAACTAATCAGTGAAAATTTCAATGACGGTCCTCGCAAGATCGATAAAGACATACGTGAAACATTTAAGTTTATAACATTTATGGTAAATGTAATGCAAGGTCAAGACCAGCCAACTCCCCATAGAGATAGTGCAGATCCGGGTAGATTTGCAGCATCGGTATATTTAAATTACAATGACGAATCTCATGGCGGTACAGCTTTTTATTCTGAAACCGGACAACACCTAGGATATGCAGAAATGGCGTTTAATAGATTGGTATTATACAGGCAAACTGACGTTCACACCGCAGTAATGCAACCTGATTGGTTCGTTGGAGATACTTACAGAATTAATCAGATGATGTTTATTTAAAGATGGAGAAAAACATGAACAATCAAACCGAGGGTCGAATTTACTCATTATTTCCCACGCCTTTATACACATATAAAACAGAAAGCAAAGAATATAATGAAATACAAGCCGAGATGCAGACTGTGGTTGATAAACTGTATCTAGAAGATGGTTGGGGACAAAATTACCTTTGGAATTCTCACACTATGTACCTATCTAATCAAGGCAATTTTATAGAGAATATTTTAAAAGACGAATCAATGAGAGCGATGACCTCGTGTATTATGCATCATTGTCTCAATTATATGCGAATGATGAATGTCAAACCGCTGTACAAACCAGCAATAGAAACTTCATGGCTAACACTGACCAGGCCCGGTCAGTATGCTCACGTTCATGATCACGGCACCAGCCACGTCAGCGGAGTATATTGGTTTAAAACGAACGGGCAAGACGGTGATATAGTTTTTAGAAATGCCCTTAAAGCATTAAAATGCAATCCAATCGGTAGTTCATATGCTCATGAAAACGCATTCGCTCCAGAGCAAGGCAGAATAAGTATGTGGCCCGGCTATTTAGATCACAGTGTTAATGAAAATACAACCAATGAGGATCGTATTAGCTTGTCTTTTAATATTTTGTTAGAAACCGGAGCAACCAATTAATGTTATATATTTTCGGCGATAGTTTTAGTGTACCTGATGCACACAAGAATGAAGTCATTGGGCCCAAAGGATTGGTAACGTTCATGCCTTTAGAAAAGAATTGGACTAGGATTGTTAGTGAAAGTATAATCGGGGATGATAATCATGTAAATGACTCTGTGCTTGGCTGCTCCAATGAGTATATTTTGCATACCCTAAGAACTCGTGAATCGTCATTTAAAAGCGGTGACTGTGTTATAATACAACTTACTTCTTATTACAGAGAATGGTTCTTTGAAGATAAACCAGGCATGGCGAATTTCATAAATGCAAAATGGGTGCCGGGAGTTCATGTTACAAAAGAACAAGCCAATGCATTAGAAATGTATAGACGACATTTGTATTCCGATCACCGGCTTTTGCTACATTATGATGCAATTCTCGATTCGATAACTTTTAGAACTGCACTATATGGACAACAAGGTATTCGATGTTTGATCCTGCCAGGGTTTCACAACGTCGCAGGAGTAGAAGGCACTATGTTTAAAACCTCAAGCTCTGAGTTTGACTCAGAGGAAACGGCTGCGATATATCGTGCTGAAACTAGCGATCTGCGTTATAATCACTTTTCAGAAGTTAACCATAAAATTTTAGCAGATAAAGTAATTGAATTCTTTAACACTGGTAAGACTGTAGATCTCACAAGTGATTTTAAAACTGGTATGTATACCAAAGATAATATCTAATGAAAATACAACTTGAAGGATACCCAGTAAGCATTTCTCGTTTGAATCCTGAAGATTTAAAAATGCTACAGGATCACTATCTTCCATTGATATTAAATGGCAAAGAAGATGAATTCAAAGGCGAAGAAAGTAGGATTTCTAAAAATGCATCTCAACGCTGGAGTGGTGCTGACTTTTTTAAAAAATGGAATGATACATTACTGCCTGCACCCTACATCCAATCTTACATAGATTCTTTTATGTTTCAATTTCCTTATAAAGTTGAAATAGATACATGGTATAATGTGCATAATCAATATGACCATCAACAGTTACACAATCACATAACAACAAACGTACCGGCATTTTCATGTGTAGTTATACTAAAACAGCCCAATGCAAATTCGGGCCAGCTGGTGTTTAGGACTCCTAATTTATCAAATCATTTAAAGTATCTAGAATTAGACCCGCAAGATCACTATCCAAATATATTTAAGCCACCAATGGAAGAAGGAATATTGATAATATTCCCATCTTGCCTTGAACATTATGTATTCTATAACCAAACAAATGAATCAAGAGTTGTGTTTGCATCAAATATAGTAGTAAAAAGACAAGGTAACTTGTTTTAGTACGGTATTTTAATAAATACATCAAAGGACCAAACTACGTGAGCAAAGCACCTATCTTAGATAATATCAGATTGATTCCTAGAGAATCCGAATTTCTTAATAGAAAAGTTGGATCTAGAGGAGAAATTTTCTACGATAGAGATACCAACACTCTTCGCCTATATAACGGAATTGCCCCGGGCGGTAGTTCACTGGCAAAAAGCGATCTAGCCAACGTTTCCAACTCAGATTTTCTTGCCAAGGCTAATTCGGCAGGCTTTAGCGGTGGTGTTCAACCAGGCGTAGCTGGCAAAATAGCCTACTATCCCTCCAACGGTTCGCAGGTTAACGATCTCGCTGCGTTGACTTGGTTAGATGACAGCACAAATACTCTAATATTATCTGGAGTGCTAGATGTTACAGGTCAGAAAAATCGCATTAGATTTCACTGGGACACTTTAGCGGATCTTAACGCAGAAGTATCACCGATAGACTATCATGGTATGGTGGCACATGTACATGATACAGGAAAATTATATTATGCACATGCAGGTGCTTGGGTACCCGTAGCCAGCGAATCTAGTTTGCCTAACTCGTTTAGTACTGTTGTAGTAGCAGGACAGAGCTCTGTAATAGCTGATTCCACTGCCGACACATTAACACTAGCTGCTGGCTCTAATATTACTATTACCACAAATGCCAACGCTGACACCATAACAATTAATTCAACCACTAGCACGGGTAGTATTACCTTTGTAGGAACTACCATAGATTCAGCAGACAGTTCCACCATCACATTCACCCCCATAGTAGCTTTTGATAGTGATATTGTAGTAGGCAATGAAATAGTGTTTGCAGACGGGTCAAAGCAGGCTACTTCTGCTGTAGGTGTACCTGGACCCCAAGGTCCTCAAGGTCCTCAAGGAGCTTCGGGATCTGGATCGGGAGATGTACTAAGTGCAGGTGGTGGATATGTCGATAATGCTATTATACGCTACGACGGTACTACAGGAACTATTATACAAAATAGCTCAGCAACCATATCGGATGCTGGACTACTTACAGCTACAAACTTTAGTGGTGGAGGCGCATCACTCACCGCATTGAATGCTACTCAATTGACATCAGGCACTATACCAGATGCTAGATTTCCAGCCACCTTGCCCGCAGTAAGCGGAGTGAATCTTACAGCACTACCTGCAACATTGCCCGCGGCCAGTGGTGCTAATCTCACCGCGTTAAACGCTACTGAACTTACCAGCGGCACTGTACCTGTGTTGAGATTAGGCGCATCTGGAACTAGAGATAATACCACATATCTCAGAGGGGACAACACTTGGGCCACAGTTTCTAGTGGAGGCACAGCTTCTGATAGTTTTGCTACCATAGCGGTAACTGGTCAAAGTTCAGTAGTGGCAGATTCAGCTACAGACACCTTGACATTAGTGGGTGCAGGCGGTATTACTATTACAACTAATGCGACTACCGACACTATAACTATTACAGGCTCGGAAGGCGGCACAGCATCAGACAGCTTTACTACCATAGCAGTAGCTGGCCAAAGTTCAGTTGTTGCTGAGTCGGCGACTGATACTCTTAATATAGCCGCAGGCACAGGCATCTCAATCACCACCAATGCAACCACTGACACTGTTACAATCACTAATACAGCTTCAGCAGGTGCCTCAGCATTTACTGACTTGACGGACTACGCTGGTCTAACTGTAGATCAGTTCTATCTACCGGCAATCACGAGATTAAATGTAACTGCTAACGGAGCCACTGCATACAGATTTGATCAATATGGCACCACAGACGATCCTACGATATTTGCCATCAATGCTACTACCATAGCATTTAGTTTGATCGGAGCCAGCGGCCATCCTTTTTTAATTCAAGACGGCACTGGGGCAAATTATAATACAGGATTGGTACACGTGAGCACATCAGGGTTGGTGTCTACTGGGGGAGATGCACAGGGTAAAACATCAGGTACATTATATTGGAAGATTCCGGATAGTATCTCTGGCAACTATAGATACCAGTGTGGTGCTCATGCTGCTATGGTAGGAACTATTACCATTAAGAATTTCGGCAGTATCTAAACTTTATTTTTTAGAGTCGTTCCAATCTTTAATTTTAGTTTCTAATTGTCTTCGAATAATAGTAATTTCTTGTTTCATATCCGTGCCCATCGAGGGCAATTGACGAGTATACACCATTTCCATATGCATACTGTCTAATTTTTTAATTTCACCAACTAATTTTTTTAACAGTTGGTTGACATCTTGTTTGAAATCACCCTCAGGCATCGCTGCGATAGCAGATTGATATCTAGCGTAGTCTTCTTGGAATCTACTGGATTTTTCTAATAGGTTTGACATTTTCTAACTCCAATACTGTTTCTATTTTTGTTCTAATTAATGTGTTATTTAACGTGGCCTTAAGACCGTTGTGTAATTGTTTGGGGAGATAATCTAATCCACTCCACGCAACGGTTTCTGCGGCTGTGGTTAAAAACTCTTGTTCCACTAAACATACATAAGTGCCATATTCAAAACCACGATCTTCTGAAAGGTACAGTTCAATAGGAACTATTCGACCCTTGGAATAGCTGTTTAACAATTCTTCGGCATCTTCTAACAGAGTAGATTTTCTGGCAAAGGTAGGCACAGTCCATTTTGAATCTTCAAGAATCAATAATATCCTGCTAGTGTTTTTTGCTAAGAATAGTAATCCGGCACGTTGCTGCATCACTTACTTATTGTGGATCTAGTACGAAGCCCCAATATCCTGGTGCATATTCGCCTTCAAATGCTTTGAGCCATTGCTCTCCATCCCAGCGATACTTAATACCTGTTTTGAGATTTTGAATATATGTAGGTGTTGTGCCAGTAGTGGGTTCCCAAACACTGATCCATCTTGATCCATTCCATTCTATGATGCTGTTGGCATTAATAACTGCATCGTTGCCATCTGAATTTTTCCAAGCATCTGGCCCATCATATAGAGTGGCAGAGCTATCGCCCTGGCGATTGTAACTGAGACCAACATTAGAACTGTTGTTTACATCTTCTAGCATTAAGAATCTCAAGCCTAACGGAATATTAGCACGACTGCCATAAACTGTGATAGGATTATATTTGAGAGGATCAATAATAGCATCGATGGTACCTCTAGCAGCAATGCCTGAGATCGTGCTGGGTATTACAGGCAGATTCTGTGGCACTGTGTCTTGATCTAAGGTCACAACAAGTATACTAGGATCTACTGCATTCACAGCAAACGTACCCACTAGGTCGTAACCAGTGGCCTGTTTGAAGAACACTTGGCTGTCTGCGGTATAGCCACCTTGTACATCAAGTATAGTGGACCATTCTACAGGTTCACCATTTTGATAATCTTTCTGATCCAGCCCTAATGCTAATACTGCGGCACCGGCATTTACCAATGTAAGATCATAGTCATAAGGTTGACCATTATTGGATTTAAACAACAGCACACGATATCTATTTGCAATAGCTTCAAATGAACCTTTGCGTCTATTGTAAATTAAATCTTCCAAGCCAACAATGTCACCAGCTTCCGTAAACACGTTACTGATAATACTTTTAACCACACCCAATCGTTTGACTTTGGCAGGTGGTGAAATATATATAGGCATCATAAATTCTAAACTGCAGATATCAATATCTGTGTCTGCACCTTGAGGAATCGTTCTAGAACTAAAGTTTGTGGAATTTAAATTGATAACACTGAGGCTGGTCCAATCAATGTAATTGTCTGTGGTTTGTATTTCAAGACTAGGATTAAACAATACCAGTATCTGTTCTAGTAACTGTAATTTTTGATCTGTGTTTGATGTCCAGATATCTGCTTTCATAGTCAACTTAAATGGCGTAGGCATCAGTCTTTCTACAGTGTAATTGCCGCCTTGAACATTTTGATATTCAACTAATCCGTCATTGTCAAGATCTGTATAGCGTCTTTCTCGTATATTAACCTTGCTGACAAATGTTGCATCACTTAATCGATCAGTGTCCATTTCTAAGCCAGAGATATAGCAGGCCACACGAGGCACCGTGCTCATTTTATTTTCAGAATTGTCTTTGATGATGCTGGCTACTTGACGTGTTAGGTCACCGTACATCACAGGAACGTGACGCTCTTCAGGCGTGTCACCACCGGTCTTGTATTTAAAACCTATGAATATACGCATGAACTGCGTGACATAGCGTCTTATCTGCCCGTCATAAAAATAATCCATTAATTAAATTCCTTGCCCTGTTGACATAATT